AGTAAGAGCATATTTAATAAGCAGAAAACAAAAAGCTATCTATAAAAATATCGAAAAAGAAGTTTCAATAGTAAAAGCAATATTTAATTCAGGAGAATTAATAAATATTAGAATAGAATTAGAATGGAAAAAATCTAAAATGTGGGGAATGAATCCAAACGCCGATTGTTGGTATACATATAAGGATGCACAAGGCAATACTAATAGTAACAGAATTTCTAGTGGCTCAATTAGTGGATGTGGCTACGACAAACAAAGCACAGCAGTAGCAAGGTGTTTAAATCAAATAAATGAAGTATTAAAGCCTTTAGCAATCATTAAAGATGAGGCATTAAAAACTAACGAAAATACTACAAATAATGAGTTGTTGAGTTATGGTTCAGGATACGGTATATTGCCAAGTATTGAGGGAGGTGTGGGCGTATGTTGCTATAATTCAATATTTAATAAAATAGGGTTTGAATTTAAAACTATTGCAAGTGGCAAAACTTACGATGTTTATACAATCGAAAAAATATCTAAATAATGAAAACAAAACTATATAGAATCAAAATAGGTCAAAACATATCCTATTCAGAAATAGAGCAAACAACAATCAATTATAATAGTGCATCAAAAAACAATAAAAAAGTACTAATTAAATTTATTAGAAGTTATTACGAAGGATGCAACATTAGAAGTATTATAAATAATGAATATAAAGCTATTTACAATAACGTTTCACTTATAGGAGTTCAATATAAATTAACAATATAAACGGCTTTAACCAGCCGTATTAATCAAAACACAATCTAAATTTATAAATATGAAATGCTTATTTGAAGATTTTGAGAATCAACCAAAAGAGGTTGCTGACATAATACAAAAATACAATGATATTTTTGGCGATGACTTCGGGAGAATGGACTACAAAGATATGGCTAATATGTGTACCGAAATGGAGGCAATAGGCTATACTTTTGAAAGCGGACTAGATAATGAACCATACGGACTTAGACCAATAGGAATAGATATTGAAGAAATTGAAGGATTTAACGATTAACCAACACAAAACACAGACAATGCAAACAGAATTAACAAAAGGGATGATTTCTTTTAATAATGGATTTAATCTAAAAGATGAAGTTTTAAAAGAGATAAACAAAAGAAATTTTAAACAATTGCCTAAACTAAGATTTCACATAGAAAGTCCATACCAAAAAAAGAGATATAAAAGCCAATTTGTTTTCCAAGAAGTATGGGTATTTATTAAAGGCAATCCACCAATATTAATTGAGCAGGAAAGTTGGGAAAATTTAGATTATAAGGAATCAATAATTAGCGACTTGATGCACTCAATACAATTAATCAATTCTTAATCAATAACACAAAACGCAATGAACACAGAAAATAATAAATTGATGGCAGAGTTTTTAGGTTACTCGCAACCACATCCAGAATATCCACAATCAACATATTGGTATAAACAAGGCAAACCTCCAATAACTATTCTAAGGTTTGATACTGACTGGAACTGGCTTATGGAAGTAGTAGACAAAATAAATAATTACAATAATATTTTTTCAATAAATGAGAATAAAGTTATAATTACAAATAATGAAAAAAATGAAGTTATTTTAATTGTAATTAGTGGAAGTATGAAAGAAGCCGTTTATAATGCTTGTATTCAGTTCATCCAATGGTATAACCAAAATAAAACTAGTAACTAAACTCTAAACCCAAACAATGAGATACATCACAATTACAAATAGTGCTAGAAGCAGTTTAAAACAATTAATACTGAAAGCAGAGCATTTTACCAATAAAGAATTTGTTTCAATCCATACGCTAGAAAAATGCACATTGAGAAAACCTTTACTTGATGATAAGAAAACGAACAACTTTAGCAGAAATGGTAACTTTCTATCGGCATCAATAATTAGCCAAATTGAACCAGGCAAATATTTAATCGATGAAGATGAATCAACCAAAGACCAAATAGTATTTTATTACGAAGATAAAATTCAATAACTTAATTCAAAACACAAAAACTAAAAAATTATAAAAATGAAAAACAAAGATATGTTTCCTATTGAAACTTTAATAGAAGTATTTGAAAAAGCTATTCCTGTTTATCAAAAAGCAGTTGATGAGAATTGGAGTTGTAAAAAACTAGATGAATTTGATATTGACGATGGAATTTGTGCATTTTCTAAACTTCAATTAGATATAGGTATATATGATGTAATTAATAGATATTATAAAAACTATTTAAAGAGGGGATATTTATTCCCTATATCATTATATGTATCAAAACCTATTACTGAATCAATAAAACCACGCCTTGACTTTATGAAAAGCGAAGTTATCGAACTTAGAAAACTAATGGGAAAAGGATACACTCATATTTAAACACAAAACGCAAAATAATGAACAAAAAAATAAACCTCAAAGATTTAGGGCAAGATATGAAAGTCATATTCATTGCATCCGATGGTAAAATTCTAAACACAGACCACAATCCTAAAGCCTACATAGGAAAGTTTGTTGACACAAGTAAGCTAAACAAAGGCGAATGTATTAGAATAGGTGCAATAGGCACTCATTATACAAAATATGAGGGATTGGTAATTGAAAACGTAACTCAAAACGCATAATATGAAAACAATAGAGAAAAGACAATCAGAGTGTGAACAAGAGATTATTAATCTACAAAAAAAGATTGATGAATATAAAGCGAATCTTAAAAATTCAAGAACAAGTATTAATAGTATTGAAGATTTATACTTTGAACTAAGAAAAAACACTAAGTTAGTAGAATTACATGAGTATTGCTTTATTTCAGAAAGAATCATGCTTGTAATTGGTCCAACTTCATCATCAAATAGCAGTGGTAGATTTACTATTGATTATTATCCTAGATGCCAAAACAATGGATATGAGTACAAAACAACAATTAGTGGCGCATATCAAACTACTTGCCATCATTCAAGACTACAAGATGCTATTGCTCATATATGTGAAACATTTGACAATGAAACAAAACGAGAGGAATTAAGAATATCTCGCATAGTTTCGAAAAAAGAAATTGATTTACTTAAAAATATTCTGAAATATGATTTTCATGCCTAGAATTATAGCCGAAAGTATTTGCGACATCAAAACAGAAGCTAATCTTATAGACAAACTTGATGCAAAAGCAGAACGTATGCTGCAAGACAAAAATATATGGCAAAAAATTATGGTTGATAATCCAACCGAAAACTTAAAAAAACTAATGTTACAATGGAAACAACAAATACAAAACTCCCAGACTTCATAGGTAAACACAAAACGCATACCTTGAAAAGATACTTTAAGTACATGGAGTTGAAAGCTAATTTAGACGAAACTTTTGAACTAGAAGCGCTTTACAAGTACTTAAATAAAGAAGAAAAAGCTAAGTCATTAGAATATTTAAATAGCAAAGGCTTAAGCTTCACCGAAGAAACAATTTTAATCACAAATAAAAACTAAATATTATGGAATTTGTAAAATTAAACGGATGGGTTGAAAAAGACAGCGATTTTATTTCAATTAAAATTAAAAACGGAGATAGAAAAGATTGTATTGGCGACCAAATTTGGATTAGCGAAGATGGAACAGAAATGGAAGTTTATGCTCATTCAGATAGTGACATTTTAGAAGAAACAATGAAGAAATTTAAAGGAAATAGCAGTAAAGCTTTTAGAGGTGCTTTGCTTAGAATGGGAGTTAATTTTTAATCACAAATATTTTTTTAAACACTAAAATAAATAAAATGAACAACAAAATTAAAAAACCTTGGGAACATCCAAATTTTAAAAAGGTTATAATGAAGTGTAATACAAATCAATATAACCAAATGAAAAGTAAACTAATTGCTATGGGCTGGACTTTGTATGGTACTGAACTAAATGAATGGCAATATGTTCAAAATCATGAAATAAATCGTGATACTAGTAAAAATTTTCCTTATGTTATAGGTAGATGTCCTTATGGAGAGAAAGTTGATGATGAATTATATTTAGGCAATTTTAATGAAGAGTTATTTTTAAAATATTGTGGATATGAAGAACCTAAGGCTGAAAAACTTAGTAAAGACATTACATTACGTGAACACTTTGCAGGATTAGCTATGCAAGGATTATTAGCTACTTGTAGTAATGATTTAATAGCTCCAAACGAAGAAAATATTGAATATTTTGTTAAGCTATCGGTAAAAACTAGTGACTTAATATTAAAAGAACTTGATAAACCAATAGAACCATGCTAAACTACATCAACTTCGTAAATCCTCCACTAACTTTTAGTAAACTTCCTCATGCTAATTGCATGATTTGTAAAACTAAATCAAATACTAGTGGAGTTGACTACAAAAAAGAGCCTACTATTAACGCTCAAATCTTAGCCAATGTTTACGCTGAAAAGATAAACAAATCTAAAAACAACAATAGTTTCAAGTTGAAAATGCTTAATTTAGCTAGAGTAGTTTACCCGAGTGGACTATCGGTTATTTTCAAGCAAATTGAAACTAGAAGTCAAGAAATTATTTCTAAACCCAAACCTAAATTACGTGTACAGAGCGTAGTTTATCCTTAAATTAAGTAGAATGATAAATAAAATAACATCTGATTTAGATAAAATATGTGAAATATCAGATATATCAACAAAAGGCTTTCCGATGAAGAAAAACAGGGAAGAGTTGGCAATGAAGAATGGTGTCAATGTTGTTTAAAAAGGAGAGTTAATAAAGGGTATAAAACTTGCTATTATTGTAATACTTATCCTTAAACTAAATTATTAATGAAAAATATTTTGCATTTAATAAAATTAATTATTACATTTGCACATCTAAAAATTATATCATGGTAAAAATTAAATACGACCACTTTGGTAAGTTCATAGAACTAGAGGAAGAACTGCAATCTATTATAGAACGTTATCCATACATTGAAAAAATCAACGTAATGTATGAGCAAAACAGATTATCTCAATCTGAATTAAATGAATTAGAATACGCTTTCAGTAACGATGATGTACAGATAGTAAATAACCAGCATTCAGGCGAATTTGAAAGCTATTTTAAACTTCATTCAGATAAACTAGAAATCTGTACAATGAACAAAATTATCCCAATGTCAAGAAAAGATAAAGAGGAAGAAAAAGGAATTGAAAGTTTTGAAAACCAACATCAAGGTAAATAATATGAACACAGCAAAAGAAATTGCGCAATGGGTAATAGATAATAGATACCCGAAAAGTGAAAACGAGAAAGTTTCAGATATAGAAATGTACCACGAAATTATAATAAGTATAGAAAAAATAATTAATACTCCACCTATTGTAAATTGTAAAACTTGCAAACATCAAGACGTTTCAAAATATGTAGAACCTTGTTATGGATGTAATAACTTTTCAAATCACCAAATCAAACAACATTAATTAAGTGATGCAAAGTTTAACCGACTATTCAAAGAAAAAAAATCAAATTGGTTGTGGCTATTGCTCAAAAGAAAAAACTTGCAAGATGCACGACCCTAAGATTAACAAAGCAAAACTAGGATGCAAAGAATTTCAGCATTACACAGAACAAAATTCATTAACTAAATAAAATTTTAAAAATGTCAAACACAGAACAAACAACAGAAGCAGTTGTAATCGACCCAAAACAATTTGGATTAGATGAAGTAAAAGCAAATGAAATCAAAGGTGGATTAACAACCATCATTGAAGAAAGAACCATTTTATCAGAAAAGTACATGGAAGTTGTACAAATGGATGTTGATAGTCCAGATACTAGCAAAATTGCTAGAGAATTACGCTTAAAAATCAAAGATAACCGAACTAAAGGCATTGAAGCGTGGCACAAAGTGAATAAAGAATTTTATTTGCGTGGTGGTCAGTTTGTAGATGCAATAAAAAAGAAAGAAGTTGCTGAAAACGAAAGAATGGAAGATGCTCTATCTCAAATCGAAAACCATTATGTAATTAAACTTAAAGAGCAACAAGACAAATTACATAATGAAAGAATTGCTATCATTGAGCCTTATGTAGATAGTGTTGCGGGATTAGATTTCAGAACTATGGAAGAAGATGTATTCCAAGCCTATTTAAGTGCTAAAAAAAGTGCTTATGATGAAAAGATTAGATTAGAGCAGGAAGAAGCAGAACGAATAGCTAGAGAAAATGCTATCAAAGAATTACATAATGCTAGAAAAGAACAATTAGTGCCATTGTGGAATTATATTACAGAAAAAGAACAATCTTCTAATTTTGGGGAAATTAGTGATGAAGATTTTGATTTAGTTATGAAAGATGCTATTGATAGAAAGTCTAAAAAAGATGAAGAAGAAAGATTGCACCAAGAAGAAAATGAGAGATTGAAAAAAGAAGCCGAAGCAAGAGAAAAATTGATTGAAGAAAGAAGCAAGTTGATGATGCCATACGTTCAGTTTATTCAAGACTTTAACAAAATGCTTACACTAGAAGAAGATAAATTTAATCCATGGTTAGATGGAGTTAAAGAAATTGCTGAAAAACAATGGGAAGCAGAAAAGCAAGAGCAGTTGAGAAAACAAAAAGAAGCTGACGATTTAGCTAAAAAACAAGCTAAAGAGAAAGCCGATGCTGATGCTAAGTTAAAAAAAGAGCAAGAAGAAAAAGCTAAATTACAGAAAGAATTGGATGATAAAAAGGAAGCAGAAGCCAAAGAGCTAAAAGAGAAAGCAGAAGCCGAAGCAAAAGCCAAAAAAGAAGCTGAAAAGTTGGCAAAAGCACCAATTAAAAAACAATTAGATGTTTGGGTAGATTCATTTGAGTTACCTCCATTTGCAACTGAAAATGAAACTTCTAAATTGATATTTGAGAAATTTGAAGCATTCAAGAAATGGTCTAAAAGTGAAATAGAAAAAATTTAATAATCAAATCCAATACTAATATATGTCAGACAATAAGCAACAAATCGCACTAATAAAAGCAAACGACCTTAATCTATGCGAAAAGCATATACTTTCAAACAAACAACTGCAATTCATTTTAAGACCTACTCCCGAAAAGTTTAAACGTAAAAGACCTGCAAAGGGTGGTGGTACGTGGGATTACGTTTCGGTAGGATATATCCAAAAAGCACTCAATCTAATGTTCGGATGGGATTGGGACTTCGAGGTTACCGAACAGATTGTAAACATAGATGCTAAAGAAGTAATTTGCAAAGGCAAATTGACCGTTAGAATAGTTAGAGAGGGGGAAACTAGAACCATTACTAAAACTCAATTTGGGAATAAAGACATTATGTTTAGAAAGGATGGGAATATACCTCTTTCAATTGGAAACGATTTAAAGGCTGCTGCATCTGATGCACTAAAAAAATGTGCATCCATGCTAGGTATTGCACAAGATGTTTACAATGCTGCCGAATTTAAAGAGGTAGTGATTGAAGAAACAGTATTCAAAGACGTGGCACAAATGCTTACTAATTGCGAAAACGCAGAAGAAGTAGATGCTGTTTATTTCCTACTTACAGAGGAAGAACAAACTAAATATTTACCACTATTCAACCGATTAAAAAATGGATTTTAGTAATTACATATTCAGAAGCCACATGGTTGGCAATATAATCTGTTCATCAAACCATTTAACAGACAACCAAAAAGTTAAATTTGCAGAACTACATCAAAGATTTATAGGGAATGGAAAGCCATTGACTGCTAACCAAGATGCAGAGTATATTGCTTTACGACACAAAGACAATGAATCTAAAACTATAAAATTTACCGACACTGCAAAGAATATTTTAGCTGATATAGTTTTTTATGAAACTACTGGCCGAAGAAATTTACTAGATACTAAATATTTCAAAAAAGGAATAATTTGCGAAAAAGAATCAAGAGATTTGCTTTCTGCAGTTGCTGGAATATTATTCACAAAAGATGATGAAAGAAAGTCTAATGAATGGGTAACTGGTAAACGAGATATTAAATTTGACATTATCCTTGATATTAAAAACTCGTTCAATTTAGAATCATTTAGAAAGCATTTACTAGAAAGCACTAATGCAATATACCTAAGTCAAATGGATTGCTATATGGACTTGTGGGATATGAAACATTCAATTATTTGCCATTGTTTGGTAGATACGCCAATACAACTTGTAAATAATGAAGTCAGAGCATTATCTTACAAATTAGATTTATATAATCCAGGAGGAGATATTTATGAGGATAAAATACCAGAAGTAAAATCAGTTATCCAAAATCATATTTTTACCCGTAAAGGATTAGAAGAATATTGTCAACAATCTACAAATATTTTCATTGAATGGTTTGATGACTTTCAAGAAATACCTAAAGAACAAAGAGTTCACATGATTGAACATCAATTTAACAAAGATAGGATTGAACAACGAAACGAATATATCATTAAAGCGAGGGAATATATGAATACAATTAAACCTACAAATAAAATTATAAATTTAAAAGAATATGAGAGTAGAAAGTAAAGGAACCAAAAGATTTAAAGAATTTAAGTCTAAAGATAAAAAAATTGATTATAGTAGAAAATTAAAAACTTTGCAACAAGAATTTAATTTAAACGATATACAATATGATTTACTTTACAGATACTTAATTATGGTATTCTGCAAACCTACAATTCAAGTATATATAAATAATGCAAGAATATCACACATTAAAAAAAACGTAGAAAAGGCTAACCAAATATACTTATACGCTAAAGCAATAGTTGAAGAAAATAGGATGCTAATTAATCAATATATTGTAGATTAATTTCGGATGGCGGTCCAACGGTTCGGTGCTTGGCGAAGGCTGGGATTAGAACCACTAAACTCAAATCGAAGCACTAAACAAAAGAATAAAAAAAAGAGGGATGGAAATAAATAAAATATATAACGAAAATTGCCTTGATACAATGGCTAAAATGCCTGATAATTTCATTGACTTAACGGTTACTTCACCGCCTTATGATAACTTACGAGAATACAAAGGTTATTCATTTGCATTTGAAGAAATTGCCAAAGAGTTATTTAGAATTACAAAACAAGGCGGTGTAGTTGTTTGGGTTGTAGGTGATGCAACAATGAATGGAAGTGAAAGCGGAACATCGTTTAAGCAAGCATTATTTTTTAAAGAGATAGGATTTAATTTGCACGACACAATGATTTACCAAAAAGTAAATTATGTGCCTTTGACACATAACCGATATGAGCAGTCATTTGAGTTTATGTTCATTTTAAGCAAAGGAAAGCCGAAAACATTTAATCCAATAATGATACCTTGTAAACAAGCTGGAAAGGTTGAAAAATACGGATTAGAACGTAGACAAAATCACGGTTCAAAACACGCTATGAGATTGTATGACGAAACCGAATTTAAAGCAACCAAAGAAAATAAGATTGCACCGAATATTTTTGCTTACACACTTGGCCGTGAAAAAACTGGGCATCCTGCACCATTCCCTGATAAATTAGCTAACGACCACATAATAAGCTGGAGTAATGAAGGTGATTTGGTTTACGACCCTTTTATGGGAAGTGGAACGACAGCTAAAATGGCAATTTTAAATAATAGAAAATATATTGGTTCTGAAATTTCAGAAGAATATTGTAAGATTATTGAAACTCGTATTAAAGAGTGCGGTGGGCTTTTTTTTAATTCTTTTGAACCGAAATGTTAAATCGAAGCACAAATGTAGTGCTTGCTTATAACGTATGGTGCTATGAGAAGTAGCGGATTAGAATTACTAAACTTTCAATTTAAGACAAATGACAAATAGAATTACAGAACTTGAACCAAGCACAGAACCCGCTATTTCTTATAGCACGTGTTACCCGCAGTTTTTTCTCGGAGATATTCAGATTTACAACGGTAATAACATAGATGTTTTGCAAAATTTAGGGTTGGATTTATCGAAGTGTATTTTTGTAAGTGACCCACCATTTAATATTGGCTACCATTACGACCAATACAATGACAAAATGAATGAGGACGATTACTATAATTGGTTAGCTTATATTTTCGGCACACAAAAACAAGTGATTATTCATTATCCTGAATACTTGTATAAGCATAGTTTTAATATTGGTTTATTTCCTGACAAAGTAGTGAGTTGGGTTTATAATTCAAATACTGGCAAACAGCATAGAGATATTGCTTTTTTTGGAGTAAAGCCTGATTTTAGAAAAGTAGGACAAGATTATAAAAACCCAACTGACAAACGAATAGCTAAACGAATAGCTGATGGCAAAACAGCAAGGCTTTATGATTGGTGGGAAATAAACCAAGTAAAAAATGTTAGTGCCGAAAAGACAGCACATCCTTGTCAAATGCCGTTGAAAGTAATGGAAAATATTATTGGAGTTTTACCTGATGATTACATTATTATCGACCCATTTTTAGGAAGCGGAACAACTGCATTAGCTTGTCAAAAATACAACCGTAAATTTATTGGAATAGAATTAGACCCTAAATATTTTGAGATTGCAAAACAACGTATTTTCAATGCACAAGGGTTGTTCCAAAATTGCGGGTAACGGTTTCGGGCTTGGCGAAGTGGCTGAACCCGAAGTTAAATAGAATTACAAAACTTAAAAATTAAGAACGAATGATTGATAGAATTACTGAACAGCCATTTTGCCAAACCCGTGTTATGTGCAGGGCGGTTGACAATCTCGAACTCCTTTTGTCGCAACCTGACGAAAGTGTAGATTTGATTTACTGTGATATTCTTTATGGAACTGGAAAGGATTTTATGGATTATAAAGACCTATATCCAATGCGTGAAGTAATAGAAGAACATTATTTGCCACGATTAAAAGAAATGCACAGAGTTCTTAAAAGTACAGGAAGTATTTATTTGCAAATGGATTACAGAATTGAGCATTGGGTTCGCTGTATGATGGATGATATATTTGGATATGGTAATTTTAGAAATCAAATAATATGGAGTTATAGAATACAAGGAGTTTCAAAAAAGAAATACCCATCTAAACACGATAATATTTTATTTTATAGCAAAAGCAATACATACACATACAAAGCCGAAAAGGAAAGAATTTATTATAATAAAAAGTTCTTTGATGTAAAAATAGATGACAAAGGTAGATATTATTCAGATGTATATGTTCGTGATGTATGGGATTGTGATTACACAAAACCATTAATTTCTGGAAGCAATGAATATGTTAATTATAAAACACAAAAACCAAAAGCATTATTAAAACGGATTATAAGCAATTCAAGCAACGAAGGAGATACCGTTGCAGATTATTATTTAGGTAGTGGTACAACCGCAGTAGTTTGTAAAGAACTAAACCGAAATTTTATAGGTTGCGACATTAATCCAAAGGCTATTGAAATAACAAATGCTCGTTTAGATGCAGTTTCGTAGCCTTGCACATAACGTT